ATCAAACAAAAGTCTGCCCAACTTATTAACGACATTCAAAAGCACGGAATGAGTAAGGGTGTCAAAGACGACGTCACGGCATTGGCCGACTTTGTCTGGGATATTGACCACGACCAATACGAAGATCCGGAAGAATGCAAAAGGCTGAAAGGAATTTCTAACGACTTTTTGGATTTGGCAGATATGGACGAACCGAGAGGCGCAATGCAGAATGTAGAATGTGCCGCAATGTGGGGTGTGAAGGCTGCCACATGTGCTAAGTCTTAACCCCTTCGAATTCGAGGTAATTAAAAAGCCCCAGCGTCATGGCTGGGGCTTTCTTTTTGGCATGAAATGAGACATTAGTTGTAACTGTAGCGACTCAAATATATCAAAAAACGATTACTTTCTCTGCCTGCTCCTTAGAATATCCTGAAGCCACCAACTTGGCAACGGCCTCGGCTTTCAGTTTCTGGATCTCAGCCTTGCTTTTCTCATCATCCTTGAGGACCTGAATATGGGAATAGTCCAATTCAAGCCACTCATCATCCGGAAGACGCATGCCAGAAGTCATAGTTGATGCAAACGATTCCGCAAACGGGATGATCGCATCCTGATAGGCCATCTTCAGTCCCTCGGCAAGATTGGCTTGTATCTTCGATTTTTCTTTGCTGAAAATATTGTCATTGAGGCCGATCGCATCAATTATTTTCTTCATATCCTCGCTGATCTCCTCAAAGAGCATCATTTTATCTATCGGATACGCAGTGTTTTCCCAAGCGAGATCGTCGTTGGTAATCATTACGGCGTTCTGCCCGTCGTAGATTCCGTGAGTTTGCTGCTGTTGTTGCTTTTCAAGGCGCAAACGCTCAGCCACGCTAAGTGAAACGGAACCATTGACATCCCGGCTTTTGTTGGTAATGAACCCAAGCGCGCCGCGTTTTGTAATATTCACGTTCCGGAACCCGTATGCCCCACGAATGTTCGAGATCGGCATCGTCAATGAGTGGAGAACAGATGTGCCCAGGATAGGATCGGACGGGTCTACATTTCGGTGATGGATTATTTCATCTGGGCTGAACTTACGTTCGTACTCCGTTTCCCCCCACATCTGCAGCACGTAATTTTCGATTATTCCCTCGATTGTTGGTTGGTCCCATCGATATCCAGTCGTTCTTACATGAACATGGTCCGGCGGAAGGTTGTTTATCAATGTGGGAATGCGTGAAAGTCCAGATGCGAAGAGTGGAAAGGTAAACCGGTTTCCATAAATCAGGTAGTGCAGCGCGCTTTCTTTCTTCCATTCCTCTCCAGACTGCAGGGGATTTGGCCTTTCAAGCAATGCCACGAAGTCACTGTCCTCGATGACCTTTCCTTTTTCGGTGCCATCTTTCTTTTTATGGACCCACCGGCCGTTGCTGAACATGTCAGCGAACCGGTTGAAAACAATCTTCACCTCTGCGGTGGTGTTGTAAAGCATGAACTCCTGGCCGTTTATTGTTACCCACCTTTCCTTGTCATTGGAGTTGTAGTACTGATAGCCAGCTTTCATGTTCCGAGTGTGCAAATCATTACCTTTTCCTGTGAAGGCTGCCCACCCGTTACCTATTCTGTTAAAAATGTTCATACCGAAAAATATGACCAAAAATACAGTTATTTACTTTTAAAGTTTATTTTTGCTTAAACTTAAGCGCATGGAGAATGGTAAAAAAGCCGGACAAACGGTTGTCACAGCGGATAAGCGGATTCAAAAGACTCAGCTTGACCAGATAAAAGCGGACCGCGAAAAGGCCGTTTCCGAGCAAAAAGTTATTAAAAAGTAACCTATGAGCTACACAAAAGAGCAGTTGGTTAAGGCCATGCAGCTTTACCAAAAGGCATACGCAGACAACCCTGACGGATACACTGAAGAAAATTTAGGATCTATTGAATTTGCGGAGGCTACGATTGAAACACTCATAGGTTATATTGAAGACTGAAACCATGGACATCCCTAAGTTCCCTACTCAAAAAGCATTATTTGATCACCTGGTCGCTAATGAAAAGGTTTTGGTTGCCGAGAAAAAGGCCCAGAACAAATTCACCGATTCATTGAAGTACATCGAGGTAATAGATGATGTCGAGGGTGATGTCGTAAAGGCTGTCGCATCAAGCACAAAGGAACTCGAAATAACAGGCGATACGATGGAGGCCACCTTGGTCATCAACACGACAAACATCCTCGACTCACACGGCGACGTGCATATTGATGGTATTTGGACGAAAACCCTCTCCGAAAGCCGGGACCTCTATTTACTACGTGAGCACCAACTGAAATTCGAGGGCGTAATATCCGACGAGGTGAAGGCTTCAGCCAAGCGAATGGCTTGGAAGGATTTGGGATTCCCATTCGAAGGCAACACTCAGGCGCTTATTTTCAAGGCAATCATCCGGAAGAAACGGAACGAATACATGTTTGATCAGTACGCCAGCCGCTACGTGAAAAATCACAGCGTCGGCATGCAGTACGTCAAAATGTACCTATGTATCAATGACGAGAACTACTCAGAACACAAAGCCATGTGGGACAAATACATTGGCAAGGTGGTAAATCCAGAAGCCGCTGAAGCACGCGGGTACTTCTGGGCGGTAACTGAGGCCAAACTAGTCGAAGGTTCCGCGGTGCTGGTCGGATCCAATTACGCCACGCCGGTAATCGGCCTTACAGACACGAATAAAGACAATGAGCCGTCGAATGACACTCAGGAAGCAGATAAAACAGAGCCGCCAGTGAGCACTCAAAAAAGGAAGAGCACACAATTATTTATTAATTAAAACCAAAGAAAAAGATGAAAAGATTACTTTCATTCCTGGTGGCGATTATCATGCTCACAGTAGCATACGCCGGAGTTCTGGGAACAACAAAAAACGAGCTTTGCGCGATTACCGTTACGATGGGACTTGCTGCATTCTCCGCGATCATGCATCGCACACCATCGCGCCGGGAACGTCGCAGCCTAATGCGTCGGGGCCTTGCATTTACGACGATTGTTATTCCTGATTTCACGGCAAAAAGTGCTGATGAATTCGAGGGAATGACAGCCAAAGAACAGGGCGATTACCTGACGGCTAAACGTGAATTCGAGTCGGCAACTATCCGAAAGGAATTACAGGACGACATCGACAAAATGCTGAAGGAGGACGCGCAGAAGAATCAGGAGGCAATCAAAGCTATTCAGGCTCAAATGGATCAGGTGATTAAGGAGCATGAGGCGCATGCTTTGAAGCTCAAGTCTGCCACTGAGCGCCAAGGGCCACGAAGCGAGAACAAAGGCTTACGTCAGTACATTGAAGATAATTCCGAGATCCTGAAAGCGATTAAATCTGCTGGTAAGTCTGGAAATGTGGCCAACAAAATGATCGGTTTCACGATTGAGAAAGGTCTTGAAGGTGCCGCCGACATCGGTGGACGTGATTACCTGGGAACAATCGAGCCAGGAATCGGCCGCAAGCCGGTACGTCGCCCGCTGATCATGGACCTGTTCCGTCGTAAGAACGTGGGAACTGAGTACCTGCACTACTGGGAGCAGAATGTAGTAACTCGTGATGCGAAATTCGTAATTGCTTGTGCAACATCCACTCATAACACGAAAGTGACATGGGCAAAACGTACCGTTGAACTCGCCAAAATCCGTGACATCATTGACGTTTGTCTTGACATGTTGGAGGATTACACCTTCGTTGAGTCTGAGTTGAAAATGCTGATTGACGAGTCAATTAAACTGAAAGCTGACTACGAACTGTTGCTGGGCGCGAGCGTTGCTGCTACAGACATGTTGTCAATCGATTCGATTGCCTCTGAGTTCAATGCGGCCAATCCCCTTGCGGATTACACGGCGAAGTTCCAAGCGGCGACGCTGGGCGACCTCACTGCGGCCATGAAGGCGCAGATTTATACGTTCGGTCAGGAGAACATGTGGCAGGCTGACACCGTGCTCATGAACTACAACGACATGATCACGTACCTGCACGCAAAGGATGCCAACAACAACTACCTGTTCCCGAACTTCGTTCTGGGGTCGACAGATGTTGTCAACGGCATGCGCATCGTGACTTCTCCAATCGTTGAGGCCAACACATTGTATGTGTTCGACTCCATGAAAGGGGTTATCCTGGACCGCAAAAAGATCACTGTTGCAACTTCTTACGAGAACCGCGACAACATCGAACACGAATTGGTTACGTTCGTAGCACACGAGCGCCTGCAGTTCCACGTTCGACTGATTGACCGCGATGCGTTCATGAAAGTAAGCGACATTGCTGCGGCTTTGACTGCTATTACGGCACCTTAATACCTAGGAATCATGGCAAAAAACACGATCACAATAGTATTCAACGCTAACCACTCGCCCCGTAAAAAGGGCGAGGTGGTTACTTTTACCGGACCACAGGAGCGAAAAGTTGCTGAGTGGTACCTTGCTAACGGCATGGCCACTGAATGTGGTTGCGACAAAAAGGCGAACGGTGAAGGTTGTACGGGGTGCGACGAACTCGCCAAGGCAGCCAAAGAGCAAAAGCCAGACAACGGAACAGAAAACGAAAGTACTGGAACGGAGGTTGATGTAGAAGTCGAAAATGAAGACATCGAAATTGGCACCGGAACTGAACTGATCGACGCTGATACGGAGGGGCTGAAAGCTACCGAAGTCATTGAACTCATTGAGAAAATGGGAACAGTTGAGGAAGTGGAGGATGCCCTGGCCAGCGAAACCCGTAAAACGGTAATCACCGCCGGTAACAAGAAAATCGAGGAGCTTAAGGCTGCTCAAAAATAAAATTAAATGGCTACAATAGTTAACGTTTCGGACTTCGTTGGAAGATACCTGCTGGCAAAAACCACGTATAACGTGGATGACATCCAGGCGTACATCGATGAGTTCGAACCGTTAGCTATTGCTCAGCTGTTGGGCGCTGAATTGGGCGCGGCATTCATTGCCAATCTCAATAGTTCAGGCGTGCCGGTTCTTACAGAATTCCTTGCCATATTCAACCCGTTGAGTTTCGACGGGGATGGATGCGGGTGCGACAACGAGTTGCACGTCAGTCAGGGCATGAAACACTATATCACCGGTATTATTTACTGGTGGTACGTTGTCGAAAGCAGGGTTGCTCCATTGGCTTCGGGGGGATCGGGACAGTCAAAAGGTGAAGTAACCGACTCTGGGCGCATGCCCGCGGCGGAGACTTACCAGCGCTACAATGCTTCAATCGCAACCGGGAAGGCCATACAGGCCTACATCCGAAAGAACAGTGATGACTACCCAACGTTCAAGGGCACTCGTTTACTCTACAATTACCGGTAATGGAAAGGGACATTGTAGACATCGTTCAGGACGAGATTATAAGCAGAATCGATAATACCGTAAGGGTAACATCGATCATTGAGTCGACGCCAAGCGACCTCCGTTTCACCGTTTGCGACTATAAATGGTTGAAAACAAAGGGGGGACACCTGCGGTCTGCGGGTGATGTGTTTTATTACCCGGACGACATCGACCCGGAAACGGGGATTATCCACGCCAAAAACCCGGGAACCGCCCTGGAGCTTCGGCAGGTGTTGACTATAAAGCCGCCAGTTTTCGTGCACGGGACTCACCGAGTAACGAATGTTGAGTGGTTACGGTCAATAAACAAGGATGTAAGGCTTGGGGTTCCACTCATCTGGTTAAAGGAAACGATTCCAGGCATGAGATACCCAGAGGACCATTCACAGCTTAAGGACGAGACTCCAACATTTTATTTTCTTGATGAGATAGATGTTGTTGATTCGACGAACGCTGAACAGAGGGTACAAGGAGTAAAGCCGATGCTGGCTCTGGTGGCCGCCTTTTACAAGGCAATTGAGGACGGATACGAAATCACCCGCCGTTCAGGGTCCTTTGAAAAAACAATTTCCCGCTTTGGGAACGAAATGAAAGACGGAATGATTGAAAACATTCTGGATGCAAACTTGGGGGGGGTTGAAATCCGGCCGACTCTCACCATTACAAAAACTGTCGGGTGTTGCTAACGAAATTAATACGATAACTATGGCAATTTCATGCTGTTATGGTCTTTACAATTACGGACGGGGCGATTGCACCACCATCATTGACGAGATCGTGGGACTTATCCAAGTTCCACTCAGACAATCAAACGGGGTTCCCAACCAGATCGCTCTGGCGTCGCCCTTTAACTCAACGGTGATAAATGCACTGTTGGCAAACACTGACCGTTCTAAACGCTGGTACCCGTTCCCGCGCCTGTACGGAGTGACACTACCAATTGCAGACACCGTTTTCGACGAGGCTACGGACGGCGCCAAGTCATTCGTTCGCGAAGGTATTTGGTCGTTCATGGGCGAACTTCGCGACAAGGACGCTGTGCCGCCAATGCTTGCCAAGCTGAA